TCTGGTTGCCGGCACGAGCCACCCTGTTAGGGCCGGCGTTGTAGGCGGCCAGCGCCAGGGGCATGGAGCCAAAGCGGTCATAAAGCTGCCGCAAGTATTGCGCGCCGGCCTCCAGGTTCTGGGCCGGATCATACCGATCTGCCTTCAGATCCGACGCCGTGCCGGGCATTAGCTGCGCTAAGCCATATGCGCCCTTGGGGCTGCGCGCCTCAGGATTGAAGCGGCTCTCCTGGTAGACCAGGGACAGGAACACGTCGCGCGGCAGATTGTACTTCTCGGCCAACCTGCCAGCCTCGGCCACCCAAGGATTATCGGGCGGCAGCGCAGCGCCAAGGCGGGTCGGGATGGCGTCGCCGGCAGTCTCGCCGGGAAACACGCTAGGGGGGCCAGCCTCTGCAGAGCCACCAGTCCGCTGGGGAGGAACGGCTGGAGGCATGGGCGGCAGGGGCAGAGGCTGGCGACGGGAAGACCTGCGCTGCTCGGCAATCGCCGCGGCAACGGGGTCAAACTCTTGGGCGGCAGAGCCGCGTGATTGCATCTGGCGCAGCAGGTCAAGCGGCGGCTGGGGCGGTATGGGAAGAGAGCGGGATCCAGACATATTACCACTTCACCTTGTTTGCCCAGTATGCCGCGCTGCTCGGCCCCTTGGCGATGTTAGCACCGTGACGCGATTTGAATCTGGCTCGTTGAGATTTCTTCGCTTCGCTCTCGCCCTCTTTGGGCTTGCCGGCGGTCTTGGCGCCCTGCTCCCCAAAGCGTTTGATCTCTTGCTTCCCATCGTAGCACGCCTTCACGATGTGCGACTTGGTGGGGTGGTCAGGCGTGCGGCGCGGCTTGTTGCAGGCCATCGCATCCTTATCAACGCGGCTGCTCATGGGGTGCTCCGATAACGCGCCGTCTTGGCCGCAATCTTCTTGGGTTGCGCCACAAACTGCTCGCCCTTGGCCTTGCCCTCACGCTTGGCGCGGGTGGTCGCAGCATACTCTTGCGGAGACAGCGACTTAATCGCCTTCGCCGGCAGGTAACGCTCGCCAGTCTCCGACGACGGCTTGCCGGATTTGGTCCGCCACTTCTGGTCGCCCCAGGCCTTGAGCGATTTCTGCGGCGCCTTCATTTGTAGCCCTCTGCGTTTTCTTGGCGGCAGTGCTTACAAATCTTAGTCACGGTATTTGCCGCCTTTTTCCTTGTACTTCTTGGCTAGGAGCTGCGCCTTGCGTGCGCTCCACTGGCCGGCCGCCGTGCCCTGCACTGCAGACCCCTTGATGCTCTCAAAGAGCTTCTTGCGCATGCCGGGCTTCGTGTAATTGCCTGCCGCATTTACAGTCGATTTAGACGGCATACGGGTTTACCCTTTCGCGCTTGTATTGCCGGGGCTCGTCTCTCTCACGGGCCTGCGGCAACTCGAACCAACCCTCGTTCTTCAGGTAGATAATCGCCTGAGTGAAAGTATCCACATAATCGTCGTGCTCAGCAACCGGAAACTTTGCAAGCTGCTTCATGAACGGGACCGCCCAGCTGACCACCTGCCCTCGGTTCTTGCCGGACTCCGGTACCCATAACAGGCCCAGCTCCAGCGTAGGCGAGGCTTGGTGCGCCCTGCTGACCTTGTCTGCGTTGCCGGGGTTGTAGCCGATCGCAGGCACTCTCGCCAAGCGTAAATCCTGCAACAGGGACTGCCCCGAGGCCTTGGCCTCCACCAGGATGCGGTCAGCGCGCCGGGCAGTGCGCAGGCCATCCTTCACCGTCGTGCCGCCATACTCGGTTGACCAGTCCTTCACCACGCGCGCCCTCAGGTCAGGGTAGCCCAGGTGCTCGTCCCAGGCGTCAATGAGCATGGCGTTGCGCTCACTGTTGTGGCTGAAGATCCCCCAGACCGTGCAGGCCGTGGGGTCGCCCGAGCTCTTCTCGGTGAAGGCGCAGTCATAGGACTGCAGGATGTACTCAAACTGAGGCAGGCCCTTATCCGCCGGCCACATCTGGAAGTTGGCCGTCTTCAGGATGCCGCCCTGATTTGGCACCGGATCCTGCTGCAGCTGGCCGGCAGTGCCATAGGTGCCGAGCAGTTGCTTGAGCTCGGTGATTTCCTTGGGGCCAAACCTCTCTGGGCAGATGAGCTCGCCCTTCACCTTGCGGGGGTCATAGGGCCCGACAGACGTGCTGCGCCGCACGCCATCCCACTCGGCCGGGATCATCAGGTGCTCCCACCCGCCAATGTCTTCCAGGATGTGGCCGCTGATGTCACGCTCATGCAGACGCTGCATGATGGTCACCATGGCGTCCTTCTTGGGGTCGTTGAGGCGGGTGCTCCAGACCACGTCGAACCACTCTAGGGCGCTCTCGCGGATCACGTCGGATTGGGCTTCCTGGGCGCTGTGAGGGTCGTCCAGGATCAGGCGGCTGCCGCCCTCGCCCGTGGCCGTGCCGCCCACGCTGGTGGCCAGCCGGTAGCCCGTGCAGTCGTTCTCAAACCGCTGCTTGGCGTTCTGGTCACCGGCAAGCTTGAACATATGCCCCCAGCGTTCCTGGTACCAGGGAGACTGGATCAGGCGCCGGGCCTTGAGGTTGTCGCGGATGGAGAGGTTGCCGGAGTATGAGGCGCAGAGAAACTTCTGGCTGGGCTCGGTCAGCCATTCCCACATGGGCCACATCACGCTGACGATCGTGGACTTGGAGTGCCGGGGCGGGATGTTGATCAGGAGCTTGCGGATTTCGCCTGAGCTGATGGCCTCCAGGTGCTCGCAGATTTCCTGGATGTGCCAGCTCGGGATGAATGGCACGCCCGGCTCCACGACGTGCCAAGCTTGCTTCACAAACTCGTAGAGGCTGGCAGACGCCGCCCGCCGCTCCTGCTCTCGCTCGATCAGGCCCAGCATGATCTGAGGAGAGACGGGGGCGTTCATTCCTTCTTGCCCGCGGCCTTTATCATCAGGGCTTGCATCTGCGCCAACTCAGTGTCGCTCAGGTTCTTGAGGTTGAGGCTGGCGATATTGATGGGGCCGCCGTCGGCGCCGGTGAGCTCCTGCAGTATTTTGTCGCCGTAGATCTTGGGCAGCACCTTGGACAGATACCACTTGCGCGTATCCACCTGCAGGCGCTTGTGGGCGACAGTGTCGGAGCTGAGCGGGATGAGGCGCTTTTCGACAATGGGCGCGCCCTTATCGTCAAACATCAGATTGCCGTGTCGATCGGTCTTCTGGACCATCACCCACTCGTGGGTCTTGTCGGACAGGTCAATGATGTCCTCGGCCATGCTGCTCAGGCCGGCCTCACGCGCCGACAGATACCGCTGCCGCGTGCCTGCCGGGTTATCGTCACGCACCCAGATGCGCACGGTCATGTGGTCGGGCATGTCGGGATCTGTGGTGCAGATGTTCAGCAGGGAGCGGCCGAGGGCCAGCTGCTCGCAGACGTGCGTGATGATTTTCTCGCGGTCATAGAGTTGGGGGCGGCCGCCTTTTGCGTTTTTGCGGCGCTCAGGTTCAGGCGTCGTCACCGGAGGTTCTCCAATTTGTAGAGCGTGCTCATGTGCAGGGCCGTCAGGTCATCCAGGATATTCTCCAGGGCCGGCACGCCCTTGCAGATGGCGCTGCGGTTTTCGTTCAGCCAGATGAGCTCGTCGTTGATCATTTTGACGACGTCATTGGTTTCGCTCATGCCCACGAGGCCAAAGGCTCCCTGGTAGGCTTCAATCAGGTCATCCATCTTTTTGATGACTTTTTCGTAGTAGCCGCCGAGGGCCTTGTGTTGGGCATAGGAATTGGTCTTCCAGTGCTCCAAGTGCGCCGCGTTGCGCGCCGCAAACATTCTCTGGATTAGGTCTTTGATCATGGTCCACCCCTGGGTTCAACATATTGTATGCAGGGAGCGGGATTGCCACAAGCAAAAGCTGGCTTGCGTGCTTTTTGGCTTCAAGAAACCATTTTCCTGAAGCCAGGAAAATCAATGTTTTCAATGGGATCGCGCGCGTATTTGCTAAGTACCCTCAGAAGAGGCGCGGCGCGTAAAAAGATCAAGGGGGCCGGAGCCCCCTTTTTTTGGTTCAAAAGTTGTAGTCGTAAAACTTTACGGGGCGTTCACTGAGTGCGTATCGGTTTCCGTGTTTGCAGCGCCACTTGCCATCTTTTTGGAGGCGGATGCGGAAGACGTGTGCTTCTGGGTTGCTGGTGATTTCCCAGCGTTGGCGGTCTTGGTCAGCGAAGTGCCCGACGAAGCCGCCGGGCTGGAAACCCATGCTTTCGGTGGGGTTGGAGCGCACTGCGTTCATGGCGCGGATTTCGACGGTCTTGTCGCTGACGTGGCGCACGACCTCAAAGGGGCTTACATCTGAGTAGCCTAGGTGGTT